TTCTGACCTTTCTGTGATGAGTTACTTGGGCGTGTCGCCGCCGCCTGCGTGGAAGCCTTTTTCGATAAGTCCCGTTTGGATTCGGCGGATCACACGTTCCAGCACGGTGTTTTGATCGTTCACTTTGCCGACGACGACGGTGAGATCGTGGATCGCCTGGGTGTTCTCTTTCAGCACCGTCAATAGTTGCTTGATGAGCCATACGATCACGCCAACAAGGATCAACGAGAACCCCGCGAAGCCGTACTGGATCACCGGAGATGCGAGTGTTTCTTCCATTGGAAGATCCTAAAAAAACCCGCCCCCCGCATATGCGAGAGACGGGCTTCAAAGAGGAAGTTGAAAAGAAGCGGCCAGGATCAGGCGCGACTCTGGGCGCAGTAGTACCAGTCCACAGATACGATCGGGTCGTTCGCTCCTTCGGTCTGGCAGACAAACGACGCAGCCAGCCCAACGATCGGGCAACTGGTGATCGTGATCGCCGTTCCGGCTACGCCGTTAACGTAGGGCGTGACGGTGGTGAGGCCGTCCACGACAAATTCGAGGGTTACATACGTGTCCTCGACTGCCGTGTGAACGGCCGCCGATTTCTCCTCGGACCCGGCCGCGGAATTGAGTTCGAGGCCGATTGCCGAAGCGGCGGCATCCGCGGCATCGATGAGGAAACCGATGTAGTCGGTGGCTGATATCGCACCCGCGGCGATGATCGTGGTGTCCAGAACCGAGAGGCCCGCGAAGAACTGGCATGTGGCGATGGTGTCCGCGATCTTCAGACGGCAGCCAAACCTGATCTGCGTGCCTGCCGCCGGCAGAATCGTCACGTTCTGATGCTGGACCTGGACGCCGATATCGCTGGCACCAGTACCTCCAGAATCCACCGAGAGGATTCCGCCTATACCACCGGCGAGCACGTCGGCAGTACCAACAGCACCGGCCTGCGTTACCGTCCAGTCGTCGGCGTTGAACTTCTCGAAGTCGTCGGCCTCGATGTACCAGCCTGCGAAGTTGGGGATGAAGCTGCCGACGAGCGGAATCGCGTCTGCGGCCACTGCGTCGTTCTTGCCCTCGATCAGCACTTGGCGGAAGACATCGTTGGCCGTGAGATTCACGTAGTCGGCTTGGGCCATGTCCTCGCGGCCGTAGGTCGCAAGGTTCTTGTTTGTTTCGACATCGACCACGCGCACGATATGCTGCGGGTCGAGAGTTTCAGTCTTGGACATGGGATTACTCCATGTGTTACGTCAGGGTCAAGGAAAAAAGCGGGGAGGCCGAGGCGTGAACACCGACCTCCCCAACGCGACACGACGGTCGTTGGGATCAGGAGGTGTCCACGCGGATCTCGCCGGCGCACCAGCAGGAAACGATGCCCATACCTACGACGAGCCGATGCTTCACGAGCCAGCAGTCCCGGTTCTCGTCGAAGTAAATCTTGCCGACCATCCCGCCGACCTGCACGCAGCCGATCGGCCCCACCTTGTCGGCGTTATAGAGCGCCAAGGCGGCGGGCTGTCCCGTGGTGCCAGCGGCGGTGAAGTCGCCGTTATACTTCGCCAGGTCCGTGGTGATGGCCGTCGAAGGGATATGTTGCGTCATCACGAGCTTGAACCCTTCCAGGGTTCCGATGACGCGATTGACGATGTTGCCAGCGCTCTCGGGCACGTAGTCCCGGTTCATCAGCCGGGTGCTCAGAGTGAGTACCTGCCGGATATACGGCGAGATGAACATATAGCGGTTGCCGTCATCCGGCACGTCATCCTCGTCCATCTGGCGGGCGAGCGTACTCGCATCGAGGGCGAATTGGCCGGCTCCGGCGTCCGTGACGGGGTAGGCCGCGGCGATGGTCGCCGCTACACGTTCGACCACGTTTCCGCCGGGGTGGACGTTGGTGACGGCCGCGGTGCGCGCCGCAAGGGTGAGCACGACGAACGCCCGCTTGTCCATCTTTTCCGCATTCTTGCGAGCGCAGGTCCGGGCGTAGGGTTCGATGAGCGGGAACTTGGACAGTTCCTCGTCGGCCAGGTCCAGGCGGAGGGCCTTAATAAGCGGATCATCCACGGCCACATTGACCTTGGCGTTGACGATGGAACCGCTTTCGATCCACGCGCCGGGAACGTGATGCTCCCCGTCCTCGGGGGAGTCACCAAAAATCTTGAAGTCATGGCTCGACGTGCCGGGTTCAAGCGGCTTGATCTGCATGAACTGGCTGTTGAACAGGACGTTGGAGTTGTAGAACTGCTCCAATACGGCGGCGTCGAGTAGAGTCTGAGTGAGGTCGCGGTCGTTGGTATCAACGTAGTTACCGCGCGCAATTGTTGCGTTTGGCATGATGCACCTCTCTGGTTGCGGGTTAAGAAGAAACCTTCGCGTGTCGCGTGTTTCGGCCTTCGTCCGCAGCCAGAGAGGTCACGCCGGGTAGGCGCTTCCTGGGAGTGACGTAACGCCAGGACCATGCCGCCGGTGATCGCGGGGGATGCCTTGCATGGCATGGACCGGGAAATAACGAAAGCGGGCCGTTAGGCCCGCCCCGTAGAAGAGTAGAAAGGTCAGGGTTTGTCGGGGATCTTCCGCCGGAGTTTCAGCTTCGGGGCTACGGCCGGGGGTTGCTCAGGCGCAGGCGGTGGGGCCACGGTGTCCTTTGGTCCGGCCATCTTGTGGACCATCTCTTTGAGGCTGTTGACCTGCGCGGTCAGTTCGTTGACCTGCTTGCGCAGTTCGTCCTCTTTGGTCTGTGGCCCATCGGGAACCCCGGCGCTCTGCTGGGCGATCTGGATGGCCTTCTCGATGGCCGTCCCTTCGGTCTGGTCGGTGGCCGTGGCGAGAACCTGCAACGTGTGCTTGTTTCTGACGGTGACGCGGTAGCCGAGATTGCCCGCCAGACCCACGCTGAGATGTTCGGCCTGCAACTGCTCCAATACAAATGCTCGATTTATCATCGTGCCGGTGCTCCTCTACGAATGTGTGCTGGCGTGGCCTTCAGGCGGGCCTGAAGATCGGGGTCTTGCGACCACGCATCGCCGTGTTTTGTTTTCGCTTCCTTCACCGCCGTCTGTAACTCCAGGCTGCTGGTGAAGCCAGATGCTCCGCCGGCCGGGACGGACCCGCCAACGAGCGGGCGGGTATTTGTCGCCCCCACCGCCTCGGTGTGCTTCTGCTTGATGAGGGCCATCATGTCGGGATAGCGGCCGGGGTTCTGTTCTACTTGCTGGTTCCAGTCAGCGAGCCAGTCGGGGGGCATGTTATACGCCGCCCACTCCCGCAAGGTCTGCTCCTGAGTCTCGCCACCGGCGATCTGCTGGGCCTGGGTGACTGCCGCGGTGCTACGGTCCATTACCGCCTGCGCCTCGGCTTGCAGGCCCCGCATGGTCATGTCCACGAGCGCCGCCGAGTACCCCCGTTTCTTGAGCGCCGCGTACTGATCCGCGGTCAGCTTGCCGTGTTCCTGAAATTGCTGGGCGAGTTGTTCGCCATCGAGCCCAGTTGCGGCGAGCACCTGTTCGATGGTCTCTTCGCCGGTCTCTTCCGGCTTGGTGATCGCCAGATCGGCCGGGGCCGTCGCTGCGGGCTTGGCCGGCTGCCGCGAATTGATGAGTTTATCGAAGTCGGCGTAGTTCGCCTCGGCCGCTTCGACGGTCTGGAAGATCCCGTTTTCTCCAATGAGCGGTCGGTCGGCGGGCAACTCGGCCAGGCCCAGCGCCTTGCGGGCCTCATGGAAACCTTTCTCGAACTCCGCCTGGTCGGCGTACTTGCCTGCGATCTTCGTCTCGTCGGTCTGCTGTTCCGGCGCAGCTACCGCGCCGGCAGCCGGTGTCGCTTCTGATTCTGCCATGTCGCTTTATCCTTCTGTTGGCGTCATTGCCGCACCTGCGGCGTCCCCCACTACGTCGATCGCCTTCCCGCCCGCCTGCTCTTGGAGCCGCTGTTGGGCCATCTGAGCGTCCTCTGCGGCGATCTCTTCGTCCGAACGGATCAGACCCGGCTCGGAGATGTTCTGGTATCGCGCAAATACGTTCATCATCACGCCGATGTTTACACGGCGCAGCGCCGCCGGCCCGAACTGGCCCATGACCTGAGCGAATTGCAGGAGATTCGCCTTGTCGAACTCGCGCTTCAGGGCGGCGAGCCCGGTCAATACCTGGATCTCGACCGCATCCTCCGGCAATGTCGGCAGGAGCTTATCTTTCTGCATCATCCACATCACCCTGCGGAGAAGTGGAAGTTGCTGCTCCTCGGCGATCGGGGCATAGACCCCGCCGAGTGCGCCTTCGAGTTCCATCGCCACCCGCTGCACCTGATAGGCCGTGACCCGCTCGCCTTTTGGCTGCGTCTCCGCCTCCAGAAGCATCGCCGCCCCCAGATCCGCCCGGATATCCGCGGCCGTCGCCCGGACCACCTCGAAGTTCACCGCGTTCTGTGGGCCGTATGCCGCCACATCATCGACC